GATGAGCATGGAAGCCCAGTCTTCAATACTCCGGATCATGACGTCTTTGACCCCCATGGAGAGTTAATAGATATAGGCGTAATTGACAGTTGGCAGAATGAAGCTGACGGTTTAAAAAATGACCAAGACGCGTTAAACGAATTTTATAGACAATTTCCAAGAACTACAGAGCACGCGTTTAGAGATGAAACAAAAGGAAGTATATTTAATTTAGTAAAGATATACGAGCAAATAGATTACAATGAAGAGATGTCTAGAACATTAGGTATTTCAAGAGGTAATTTTCAATGGGTTAACGGGATAAAAGACACTAGTGTTATATTTTATCCAGATCCAAAAGGAAGATTTAAAATAAGTTGGACGCCACCAACAAATATACAAAACAAAATAATAATAAAAAATGGCATTAAATATCCTGGTAATGAACACATGGGGGCTTTTGGTTGTGACTCATACGATATATCAGGAACTGTAGATGGTCAAGGATCAAAAGGAGCTTTACACGGTTTAACAAAATTCAGCATGGAAGATGCGCCAGCTAATCAATTTTTTTTAGAATACTTAGCTAGACCACAGACCGCAGAAATGTTTTTTGAAGATGTATTAATGGCAATAGTTTTTTATGGAATGCCAATACTTGCAGAAAATAATAAACCTAGATTGCTTTATTATCTTAGAAGAAGAGGATATAGGGGTTTTAGTATGAATAGGCCTGATAAAGTATGGAATAAACTATCCGTAGCAGAAAGAGAGATAGGTGGTATACCAAATTCAAGTGAAGATATAAAACAAGCTCACGCTGCAGCAATTGAAATGTATATACAAGGGCACGTGGGAATGAAGCAAGATGGTACTTTTGGTAGTTGTTATTTTAACGAACTACTAAATGATTGGGCAAGATTTGATATAACTAAAAGAACAAAACATGATGCTTCTATTAGCTCTGGATTAGCTATAATGGCCAACAATAGGCATTTATATTCACCTAATGCAAAAATAGAAAAACCTAAACTAAACATAAGTATTGCTAAGTATCATAACAAAGGTAATACATCAAAATTAATTAAAGAATAAATATGGCAGAGTCTGTTATAAATAATTATTTTCCTAGTCAAGTAGTTAGTGACTTAGAAAAAATGAGTAATGAATATGGTTTAAAAGTAGCTAAAGCTATTGAGAACGAGTGGTTTCATGCTGATAGAGGTTCCAATAGATATAAAACTAATAATAACAATTTTCATAAATTAAGATTGTATGCTAGAGGAGAACAATCAATACAAAAATACAAGGATGAGTTATCTATAAACGGTGATTTGTCCTATTTAAATTTAGACTGGACACCTGTTCCAATAATACCTAAATTTGTTGATATAGTTGTTAATGGTATAGCTGAAAGAACATATGATATAAAAGCTTATTCTCAAGATCCGTATGGAGTTCAAAAAAGAACTGCATATATGGAATCTATACTTAAAGACATGAGAACTCAAGAACTTGCTGATTTTGTTGAGCAACAAATGGGTATTGATATTAGAGAAAACAAAAAAGAAGAATTACCTGGTTCAGAAGAAGAGTTAAAACTTCACATGCAATTAACATACAAGCAATCTGTTGAGTTAGCAGAAGAACAAGCTTTAAACGTGTTAATGGAAGGTAATAAATACGAGTTAATTAAAAAACAATTTTATTATGACCTTACAGTTTTAGGCATAGGCGCTGTAAAAACAGAGTTTAATACCTCTCAAGGTGTTGTAATTGATTATGTTGATCCGGCTGATTTAGTTTATTCATATACTGAGTCGCCATACTTTGACGATGTATATTACGTTGGTGAAGTTAAAATGATACCTGTTAATGAACTTATAAAAGAATTTCCAAATTTAACTTTATCAGAATTACAAGATATAATTAAAAACAAAAATCACAAGCAAACTAATTATAATAAATCAGGGTCAAATTTAAGAGAAGAAGACAATAATAAAGTTCAAGTTTTATATTTTAATTATAAAACATATATGAACGAAGTTTATAAAGTAAAAGAAACTGGTACTGGTGCTAAAAAGATATTACCAAAACCTGACACGTTTAATCCACCAAAAGATAAGGATGGTAATTTTGACAAACTAGAAAGATCTGTTGAGTGCTTGTATGATGGCGCTATGATATTAGGCACGGAAAAACTACTTAAGTGGGAAATGGCTAAAAATATGGTGAGGCCAAAAAGTGATTTTACAAAAGTAAAAATGAATTATGCTATTGTAGCTCCTAGAATGTACAAAGGTAAAATTGAAAGTTTAGTAAGTAGAGTAACTGGTTTTGCCGACATGATACAACTTACGCATTTAAAACTACAACAAGTATTATCAAGAATGGTTCCAGATGGTATATACTTAGATGCAGACGGGTTGGCTGAGATAGACTTAGGTAACGGAACTAATTATAACCCACAAGAAGCTTTAAATATGTTTTTCCAAACAGGATCTGTTATAGGTAGATCGTTTACTTCAGAAGGTGACATGAATCCAGGCAAAGTACCTATACAAGAAATACAATCGGGTTCTGGTGGTCAAAAAATGCAAAGTTTAATTCAAACTTACAATTATTATTTACAAATGATAAGAGATACAACCGGATTAAATGAGGCTAGAGATGGTAGTATGCCAGACAAGAACGCTTTAGTAGGGGTGCAAAAATTAGCAGCAGCTAATTCCAACACTGCGACAAGGCACATCTTACAAGCTGGTTTATATTTAACAGCCGAAACTGCAGAATGCTTATCTCTTAGAATATCAGATATTATAGAATATTCTCCAACAAAAGACGCTTTTATACAGCAAATAGGCAATCATAATGTTGCTACATTAGAAGAAATGAAAACTCTTCATCTATATGATTTTGGTATATTTATAGAATTAGCGCCAGATGAGGAAGAAAAAATGTTACTTGAAAATAATATACAACAAGCTTTGGCTCAGCAAAATATAGAACTTGAAGATGCTATTGATCTTAGAGAAATAAAAAATATTAAACTTGCTAATCAACTATTAAAAATACGTAGAGCTAAAAAACAAGAAAGAGATCAAATAATTCAACAACAAAATATTCAAGCCCAAGCGCAGGCTAATATGCAAACGCAACAAGCCGCTGCCCAAATGGAAGTTCAAAAACAACAAGCTCTTTCACAAAGTCAAGCACAACTTGAGCAAATGAAAGGTCAAATTGAATCTCAAAAAATGCAACAAGAAGTTGCTCATAAGAAAGAGTTAATGCAAATTGAGTTTGAAATGAATATGCAATTAGAACAAATGAAGAGTCAAACAGTTAGCAATAAAGAAAGAGAGAAAGAAGATCGTAAAGATCAAAGAACAAAAATACAAGCGACACAACAAAGTGAGCTTATAGATCAAAGAAAAAATGAAAAACCACCTAAAAACTTTGAATCTGCAGGTAATGATATATTAGGTGGGGGTTTTAATTTAGGTGCCTTTGATCCTAGATAAATTTTTTATTAATTATTATATTATATTATGGAAGAAAATGTAGAAAATGTAGTTGAAGAAACTACACAACAAACAAGCGATCAACCAGTTGAAGAAACTGTTGATCAAAGTAAATTTAAAAGCGCTGGAGATGACAGTGTTATTAAAGTAGATTTAAGCAAACCACTAACACCAAAAGAAGATGAAATTAAAGAAAATAACTCTGTCGACGAGGGAGTGGCTACAAAGCCTGATAATGCCGAGTCCACAGAAAAACAAGAAGAAGTACAACCGGAAGGAGAAGCACAAGAAGAAACTCCAGTATTAGAAGAAATTACTAATGAAACTGAAGAGATTCAAGATGAGGCTAAAGAATTAGCCGAGGAAGTTCTTGATGCTAAACTTGAACAAGCTGAAACTGGAAAACCTTTACCTGAAAATTTACAAAAAGTTGTAGATTTTATAGAAGAAACCGGTGGTACACTAGAAGATTACGTTCGTCTTAATCAAGACTACTCTCAATACGACGATATGACTATATTAAGAGAGTATTATAAACAAACCAAAAAACATCTTACTGATGATGAGGTTAGTTTTTTAATTGACGATTCTTTTTCATATGATGAAGAAGAAGATGACGAAAGAGAAATAAAAAAGAAAAAAATAGCGCTAAAAGAGCAAGTTGCCAGCGCTAAAGCCCACCTGGACGGGCAAAAGTCCAAATACTATGAGGAAATTAAAGCTGGTTCTAGGTTAACACCTGAACAACAAAAAGCTTGGGATTTTTTTAATAGATATAACAAGGAATCGGAAGAGAATAAAAAAATAGCAGAAAAACAAACTAGTACCTTTTTAAATAAAACTAACGAAGTTTTTAACGACAAGTTCAAAGGTTTTGAATATAGTGTCGGTGATAAAAAGTATAGGTTTAACGTGAAGAATGCTGGAGAGATTAAAGACAGCCAAAGTGATATTAATAATTTTGTCAAAAAGTTTTTGAATGAAAATAATGAAATGTCAGACGCTAAAGGTTATCACAAATCACTTTTTACAGCTATGAATCCCGATGCTGTTGCAAACCACTTTTATGAACAAGGTAAGGCCGATGCTTTAAAAGAAAGTATAGCTAAATCTAAAAATGTTGATATGAACCCTAGAGGATCTCATACTGAGACACAAGCTGGGGGAATGAAATTTAAAGTGCTAGGCGATACCTCTGCTGATTTTAAGTTTAAAATTAAAAATAAATAATAATTTAAAACAATAAAAAAATGGCAATTACTGCAGGAGGTAATTTGAATAAAACTCCGTCCCCTATACAGGCGACGTTAAGCTCAAATTACATTGATTTTATAGACGGTAGTACTGGTTGGGAACAACAGTATTTACCAGATTTAATGGAAGCTGAAGCTGAAGTTTTCGGAAAGAGAACTGTTTCAGGATTTCTAAAACAAGTCGGAGCTGAAGAAGCAATGACTGCTGACCAAGTAGTTTGGTCTGAGCAAGGTAGATTACATTTAGCGTACACTGGTACAATAGATGCGTCTGCTTCATTAGTAACAATTTCAGGTTTAGTAGGTTCTAACGCATCGTACACTTCTGGATCTCACGGTCTTAGAATTGGTGATACTTGTTTAGTAGCTTCTGCTACTGTAACTTACCCAGGTCGTGTATCTGCGGTTTCTACTAACGACGTAACAATTCTTCCTTATACTCAGGGTCACGCAAGTGAAGCTGGTATTGGTATGGGTGATGAAGCTGTTACTGTACTTAAGTATGGTTCTGAGTGGAAAAAAGGATCTGATACTCCTTATTCTACTGCTAACGAGCCTTCTTTCTTATCTTATAGCAACAAGCCAGCTATTATTAGAGAAATGTATCAAGTCTCAGGATCTGATGCTTCTCAAATTGGTTGGGTTGAAGTTACTGGAGAAGATGGAACTGGTGGTTACTTATGGTACTTAAAAGCTGAAGGTGAAACTAGAATGCGTTTTGTTGACAACTTAGAGATGACATGTCTTGAAGGTGTTATGGTAGCTAATGATTCTACTGTAGAAACTTCTATAGGTATGGATACTGGTAAACCAGCTGGTACTCAAGGTTTATTTGATGCTATCGCTGATAGAGGAAACAAATCTTCTGGTATTTCTGGTGTTAACGCTGCTACTGATTTAGCTGAATTTGACGCTATCTTAGCTGAGTTTGATAAGCAAGGTGCTATTGAAGAAAATATGATGTTTGTTAACAGAGCTACTTCGTTAGCTATTGATGACATGTTAGCTTCAATGAATTCTTATGGATCTGGTGGTACTTCTTGGGGAGTATTCAACAACTCTGAAGAAATGGCACTTAATTTAGGTTTCTCTGGTTTCAGAAGAGGTTCTTATGACTTCTACAAGTCTGACTGGAAATACTTAAATGACCAAGGAACAAGAGGTGCTATCAACGACAGAGCTACTACAGATGCAATACGTGGGGTAATGGTTCCTGCTGGAGTTTCTTCAGTTTATGATGAAAATCTAGGGAAAAATCTAAAAAGACCTTTCTTACACGTTAGATATAGAGCTTCTCAAACAGACAATAGATACATGAAAACATGGATTACTGGTTCTGTTGGTGCTACTACATCTGAATTAGACGCGATGAGAGTTAACTACTTATCTGAAAGATGTTTAGTTACTCAAGGTGCAAATAACTTTATGTTATTGAACTAATCAACTTTAAAAGGAGGGCGGCATGCATGTAAACGCTCTCTGCCCTCCTTTTTATTTTATTAACTTATATTATATTATATTATGGCAAAAAAACAAAAAATACAAAACGATTTACCAGTAGATTTACCGGAAATCACAGAAACAAAACCAATAGATCAATCTGAAAAAAAATGGGAAGTAAAAGATAGAATTTATTTTTTAAGAGGCAATAGAAAACCTTTGTCTCATATTATAAAAGCAGCCGATATTTATTGGTTTGACGAAGAAAAAGGACACGAAAGAGAACTTAAATACACAAAAAACCAAAGAACGTGTTTTGTCGACGAAATGAAGGGTGATCAAAGATTAGCTCATATCATTTTTAGAAATGGAATGCTTGAAGTTCCAAGAGAAAAAACTGTTCTACAAAAGTTGCTTAGCTTATATCATCCACAAAAAAATACTTTGTATTACGAGTGGCAACCAGATGTAGAGGCTAAAGAAGAAGTAAATACAATAGAAGTGGAAATAGAAGCTTTAAACGCTGCTTTAGAAATGGATATTGAAATGGCCGAAGCAATAATGCGTGTAGAGATTGGTTCTAAGGTATCAGAATTAACGTCTAAAGAACTTAAAAGAGATTTATTAGTTTATGCTAAGAAAAATCCTAAACTATTTTTAGATTTAATTAATGATGACAATATTGTTCTTAGAAATTTTGGGATTAAAGCTACTGAAATGGGGATGTTAAAATTATCTCCTGATCAAAGAACGTTTAGTTGGGGTTCTAATGATAGAAAACTAATGAATGTACCATTTGATGAGCATCCATATTCAGCTTTAGCCGCTTGGTTTAAAACTGATGAAGGCATGGAGATTTACTCAAATATAGAAAAACAATTAAAATAATCAAACTGTAGGAGCGATCGCCCTACGGGGCGATTGCAAACTACAATAAAAAATATGGTAAATATAGATAATGTATATCAAAAAGTTTTAGCTATAGCTAACAAAGAACAAAGAGGATATGTAACGCCTCAAGAATTTAATTTATTTGCTGATCAAGTTCAAATGGATATTTTTGAGCAATACTTTTATGATATAAATCAATTTGGTAGAATTCCTGGTAATGATACAGAGTATGCTGATATGTTAACTTTGTTAGAAGAAAAAATAGCTATATTTAAAAATATAAAACTACTACACTATCAATCACCTTATTTTCAAAAACCAAGAGAGCTTTATAGATTAGGTACATTAGAAACTGGTTATGGTGAAATTGAGCAAGTAACTCATAAAGAATATTTATCAATGAAACTTTCACCTCTTGCTAAGCCAACTTTAAAAAGAGCAGTTTTTATTGATATGCCTAAAGGATATAGAATTTATCCGACTTTCACAAACAACGTACACTGTCATTATATTAGAAAACCTAAAACAGCTAAATGGGGTTATAATGTTATTGGTGAAAATGCTTTGTACGATCCTTCAAAATCAGAAAATTTCCAACTACATCCTTCGGAAGAAAACAACTTAATTATAAAGATTCTAGCTTTAGCTGGTGTTGCAATTAAAGATGTTAATTTATATCAAATAGCTTCACAGGAAGACAATAAAAATATTCAACAAGAAAAATCATAATAAATGGGATTATTAGACGGCTTTATACAAAAACAAAATGAACAAACAGGCGAAGGTGAACTTATAGATTTAGGTTTAGATTCAAAAACATATTACAATGGTCCTGATGGAGTTCAAAGAAGTGGTAATGCTAACTATGGTAATTACCAATTTATATCTCTAGAAGATATAATAAATTCTTTTATAGTAGCTTATGTTGGTGAAGGCAAAATAATAAGTAAAGTTAGTAGAACTGACGTTGCTTTTCACGCTCAAAGAGCTTTGGCTGAATTAAGTTTTGATACATTAAAATCTGTAAAGTCTTTTGAATTAGAGGTACCACCATCGCTAAACTTACCTTTACCACAAGATTATGTTCATTATACAAAACTTTCTTGGATAGACGGCGCTGGTGTAAAACGCCCTATATATCCTACGTCAAAAACTTCTAATCCTATATCTTATCAACAGGAAACAGACGGTGATATAAAGTTTGAAACTAATACTTGGAAGATAAATATACCAGAAGTAACTATTGATGATGGTTATTATGTTATTGATCCAAACGCAGAAAAACAATACTATGATAAATATATAGAATATGGTATTACAAGATCTTATGATTCTTTTGGTAATCCAATAACTTCTACTGAAAATTTTACGTCTAAAACTCCTTTACCACAATTTAAAAGTGAGGTTAGGGTAACTATAGCTCAAAACAAAGCTGGTGGAGGACAAAATATGATTTATGGTGTAAACGTAGATCAAGATGGTAATGCTACAAACGATGGTATGATAATACTAATGGACACAGACCCAGGTGGTTTAAAAGTTGGTATGAGTGTGTTTGGTCCTGGTATACCGCTAGGCACAACTATAACATCTTTAGATGGTATAACTTCAGTAACATACCCTGGTATAGCTCTACACACAACAAACAAGCGTTACCAAGACTGGAAACTAATGGATGGTGACGCTAATCAACCTGCTATTAACCCTGGAAAACCTATTGTAACTGTAAATTCTCAATTGTACGGTAACGAAATAATATTTGTAGATTTAAACACAGAGTCTAATGCTTGGAACAAATATAGATCACATACGTCTACAACAACCACAGATGATTATGAAGATGATACAGAATGGATTAATGAAGGGCAAAGATATGGTATTGACCCTCAACACGCACAAAATAATGGCTCTTATTATATAGATGAAAATACTGGTCTTATTCATTTTGGTTCAGCCATATCTGGCAAAACTGTAGTCTTAGATTATTTAAGCGATAGTCTTGGGACTGATTCAGAGATGCGCGTACATAAGTTTGCTGAAGAGGCAATGTATATGTGCATGGCGTATGCAATTTTATGTACAAGAGCCAACATTCAAGAATATATAGTAAGAAGATTTCAAAAACAAAAATTTGCTGCAGTAAGAAAAGCAAAATTAAGATTATCAAATCTAAAATTAGAAGAATTAACTCAAATACTTAGAGGTAAGTCTAAGCAAATAAAACACTAGTATATGCCGGAGATTAAACATGTTTTCAGTCAAGGTAAAATGAATAAAGATCTTGATGAGAGACTAGTACCTAATGGTCAATATAGAGATGCTTTAAATATACAAGTATCAACTTCAGAAGGATCTGATGTTGGTACAGTTCAAAATATATTAGGCAATAAAGGTATAAAATTTAATGTACCAGCAAATTCTACTTGTGTTGGTGCAATTGCAGATGAAAAAAACAACTCATTATATTGGTTTGTTACAAGTCAATATATAGATATGATACTTGAGTACAAAGAAGGTGTAATAACGCCTGTTATTGTTGATACTTTAAAAAACGTTTTAAAATTTAATTCTGAAAACATTATAACTGGTATTAATATAATTGATAATTTATTATTTTGGACAGACAATGAAACAGAACCTAAAAAAATAAATATAGATCTTTGTAAACAAGGTACTAATCAAAACGGTTTTACTCATACACACTTAATAGTTCCTGATAGAGACATAGGAATTACAAGTAGTATAAAAATAAGAGAAGAACATATAACCGTAATAAAAAAATCTCCTAAAAAACCTTTAACGTTAAATATAACTTCAGAAACTCTTATTGAAGCTCGGTCTTCTTTTGCTTTTGATAATGGTACTAGCAATCTTTACACCGTAAATGATATTTTTATTATTGAAAATATAGACTTTACACGTGGAAATAGATTTAATATAGGCGAAGTAGTTTTTTTACTAGCAGACGGCCAAACAGGTAGTCTTCCAGAAGAATATAATATAAGACTTGAGGTAATAGAAAATGTTAGTGGTAAAACTTTTCAAACAAGAAATACTCTTAACCAGCAAAATCAAATTCAACCAGCGCCATATCCACCAAACAGTTATTCTTTTAAAGTTTTAAGTGTTGATACATCAGTAACTATATCTCCTACTTCTTATGATATGATGCAGGGTGGTAATCAAGAGAAATTTTTTGAAAATAAACTTGTAAGATTTGCTTGTAGATACAAATATAGAGATGGCGAATACTCTTGTTTTTCTCCATTTTCGCAAATAGCTTTTATTCCTTCTAAATTTGATTATCAAACAAAACTTGCCTATAACTTAGGTATGGAAAATCAAATTAAAGAATTAATTATTTCTGATTTTAAACAAAGTGATATTTTAGAAAATGTTGTTGAAATAGAAATATTATCTAAAAATAGCAATTCTCCTATAGTTTATTCTATTGATAAAATAAAACCTACAGACGCACAAACAACTACAATGGTTAATCCCAATGGTAGCATTTCACCCGCTAACAACTGGCAATCTAATGAGTACAAAATAAACTCTGACATTATATATGCTGCTTTACCCTCAAATCAATTACTAAGATCTTTTGATAATGTTCCTAAAAAAGCATTGGCCCAAGAAGTCACTGGAAGTAGAGTTGTATACGCTAATTACGAGCAAAATTATGATATTTTAAATACACTTGGCAAGCCTCAAAAACCAGAAATGCTAGCTTGGTACGAAAATAGATTTGTTGATATAAATATTGATAATGAATTACCTTTAAAATCCTTAAAGTCTAGTAGAGAGTATCAAGTAGGGGTTGTGTATGTAGATGAGTACGGTAGAGAAACGCCTGTTTTTAGTAGTTTTAATTCTATATTTAAACTGCCAAAAACAACATCAAGTCTTTCTACAAAAATATCAACAAGTATTGCAACAAGTCATCCATCATGGGCAAAGGGATTAAAATTTTATATTAAAGAAAATGCTAATGAGTATTATAATTTAGCAATGGATAGAGTTTATAAAGCCGAAGATGGTAATTTATGGCTTGCTTTTCCATCTTCTGAGAGAAACAAAGTTGATGAAGAAACTTTTTTAATATTAAAAAAACGTGTAAACACGTCTGCAGCTGTTATAGAAGAAGCTAAATACAAAGTAATAGCTATTAGTAATGAAGCGCCTTTATTTATTAAAACTGTAAAAAAAGAAGTTGCAAGAACTCAAGGTAATCCTTCAGGTACTACCCCAGAAGGTGTAGAAGTGTTTTTCGGTACAAACGACACGCCACAGGTTGAAAATAGATCTTTTAGAATGAAATCTGTCGAGTGGAAAACTGCGATTGGAAATGTTTCTTTAACACCTTTAGAAGATATTAACGAAACAATATCTATAACGTTTAGAGACCCAGTTCAAAATATTTATAGCAAAGCATATGTTATGAGTGAACTTGTAGATAATGCTGGTTTTTATAATATTGTTTTAGAAAGACCTATAGATGAAAGTGATTCTTGGATATACACAGATCCAAACGTTACAACAAATGCTGGGTTTATACCAACTTTAGAAATTATAATTCATAAATACGAAGTTACAAATAGACCTGAGTTTGAAGGTAAGTTTTTTGTAAAAATATACAGCGATGAACTTGCTCAAGATTATATTCTTAGACCTGCTTTGGGTGAGTTAACCTTTGAAACATTAGCTGCTGCTCAAACTTTTCAATTTTCAGATACAGCTTTTGTGCCTGGAACTGGATCAACATTTGACGTGCACGGACAAGACACAACGGCCCTAGGTACTCCTTTAGTTAGTTATAATTTAAATAACAATTGGGAACTTGTTGGAAATCCTTTTTCTTATCAATCTAACGATCCTGATCTTTATCCTACAACTCCAAATTATACAGAGTGGGAAGATGTTATTGATGCTGCTAGAGAAGATGATGAAGGTGTTTGGTTTATCGATAGAGCTTATTTTAGAGGTGAAGCACCTAATGTATTTTTTCCACAAAGTGAGAGTGGACCACCCAACGTTCTTGCTGCTCAAACCACTACAGATGGTTATGGTATAACAGTGACTGCCGGTGGGTATAACACCACGTATTACCATACAATATCTTTTAACTGGGCACCAGCAGTGGCGTCAGCACAAGAAAGAGATTCCGTTCCATTTAATACTATCGCACAAGGGTTGTATACAGATAATTTTACAGGCCAACACTATATAGACATTGCTTTTTCTGGATTAAATAGAAATAAATTAGAAAATGTTTATAATCGCGACATGCCTTCAGACAAAGTGTATTTTAGTCTTGGGAATGCAAGTAAAATTAATTACCAAGGACTTTATTGGGATGGTATCTGGCAAGTTGACGAAGATCAAGAAGACTTTGTTGCTGAAATAAAAGCTGGATCACTGTTTAGATTTGATGGGGATGAAAATGAAGTTCTTTATAGAATAAACGAAAGTCCTCAAGTTGTCAGAAGACACAACCATACTAACATGCTTGATTGGCGATACGCTTATGCTAGAATGCTTAGTGATCCTACTCAAACAAAGATAAATGACGCGACAGAAACTTTTGCAAAACTAATAAGTTCTGACAACAGAAGATTAACCTATAAAATACCATATGAGAGGTTTGATGGTGACACTTCTGACATCCTTAATAGTAGTGTTTTTAGTGGTAACTCTATTTTTAATCACAACGTTACAGACGAAGACACCGCTGTAAGAATTACATTTTTAAAAGACAGGTTTGACGAGGACAACGTTTTAAATACTGATAATCCAGCGATATGGGAGACAGAACCAAAAGAAAATGTTGATTTAGATATTTATTACGAAGCTAGTAAAGTATATCCTTTGTCTTTTGATTCTGATACCTGCGGCGTTTTAGTATCAAAAGGTGATACTATAGCTTCTAGTAAACCTAACGTTGTTCTTCCAAACACCCAAGTTGTTTCAGTTGAAGATCAAGTTGTAACTCTTGATGATTTTGTTAACGACTCAAATTTAAATCAAGGTGATGTTTTTGCTTTTGTAGACCAAGACGGTGGTTATATAAAACTATCTTTTCATTCATTAATTAATTCAACTTTAGATTCGCAAGGTAACAATATTTCTAAACAAATAAGGTTTTCTAATGAAGTTGTTAACGAATATGGTTTACCTTGGACTAATTGTTATTCTTTTGGTAATGGTGTTGAATCAAATAGACTTAGAGATGATTTTAATCAAGTAACTATAGATAAAGGGGCAAAAGCATCAGCGCCAATAGAAGAAGTTTATAAACAAGAAAGAAGAAAAAGTGGTTTAATATACTCTGGCTTATATAACTCTGTTTCAGGCGTAAACAATCTTAATCAATTTATACAAGCTGAAAAAATAACAAAAGATTTAAATCCAACATATGGAAGTGTGCAAAAGTTATTTAGTAGAAATACAGACTTAATTGCTTTTTGTGAAGATCGTGTAATAAAAATATTATCAAATAAAGACGCTGTGTTTAACGCTGACGGTAATGCTAATTTAACAGCAACAAATAAAGTTTTAGGACAAGCAATGCCATTTGCTGGTGATTATGGTATATCACAAAATCCAGAAAGTTTTGCTAAAGAAAACTTTAGAGCATATTTTACAGACAAACAAAGAGGTGCTGTTCTTAGATTATCAATGGATGGATTGACTCCAATATCTGAATATGGTTTGTCAGATTATTTTTCTGATAATTTAAAAATAAATGACATTCTTCTTGGTAGTTATGATGGTAACAAAAATAATTATAATTTAACTTTAAATGATCAATCTATACCTCAAGGTTCTAAAACAGTTACAGCTACTGGAATAGAACATTCTCTCGGTAGTACATATGATGGAAGGTATTTTTTCTTTGAGGAATCAGAAATGAATTTATTACTTAATAGATCTGATTGGTCCGCTACAGGAGCGGGGTCATTAAATGCACATAAGGTTGTTGAAATGAAACAATATCGAAACAATGTGCTTGTTTATAGCGGATTAATGATGCTTTGGAATAGTACTGAACCTAATTCCCTAAACTCTCCTTCTGGAGGGCCAACAAAAGGACACGGAAGAAGAACCAAAGCAGATGGTCATATTGTTGGTACTGGTTTTGGTGATTTTAAAACTGGAGATATTATAACTATAGGTCAAAATAAATTAACAATTTCTTTTGATGAAAAAGTTAAAGGTTGGTCAAGTTTTAAATCATTTGCACCTGAACAAGCTGTAAGCATGGCTAATGACTATTATACTTTTAAAAACGCACAAATTTTCAAGCATCATCAAGAAGATGTAGATAGAAATACATTTTATAATGTAAAATACCCTTCTAGTATAAGTGTTATATTGAATGAACAAGCTAGTGTTATAAAAACTTATAAAACGTTAAGTTACGAAGGATCTCAATCAAACGTAACTCAAGAAACTACTGACGTTAGAACAGGTTATTATAATTTAAGCAATAAAGATGGTTGGTATTCACCGTTAATATATACTGATAAAGAAGAAGGATATGTTAACGAGTTTATGGAAAAAGAAGGAAAGTGGTTTAACTTTATAAAAGGAAAAGACGTTGCACAAACTTTAGATATAAAAACAGATGACTTTTCTTTTCAAGGTGTTGGATCTTTAAAAAACGATTATTTAATTAATCCTGACTTATATGTAGAAGATCCACTACCTGTAATATCTGGTTGTACAGATGTTGATGCTGCTAATTATAATCCTAACGCAACAGTTGATGATGGTTCTTGTATTTACAATGATGGTATTATTATTGGTTGTATGAATCCTAACGCTACTAATTTTAATCCACTTGCGGTTGTTGATGATGGAAGTTGTATAATACCTATATATGGATGTACTGATCCTAATGCTGTTAATTACTTTGATCAAGCAACTGTAAATGATGGGTCGTGTGTTTATTTACAGCCAGACGAAACAACAAAAGTTTATGGGTGTACAGATCCAACCGCTTTTAATTACGATAGAGATGCAAATGTGGATGACGGAAGCTGTGTGTGGGTTGCAAGTAACTATGGCTGTACAGATCCTACAGCGTTAAATTATGATCCAAACGCAACTATTGATAATGGTAGTTGTACTTATCCTGTTCCACTAGTTTTAAATGCACCTAATCTCTCTGTAGCAACAGAAACGTCAAGTTTGGTAGAAATAAATTTAAATTTTGATCCTGCTCAAGGAGGTACAGGACCGTTTACATACAGTTGTACTTATCAACACTCAGCAATGAATAATCCTGCTGATGTAATGGATGGATATATTTCACAGTTATATCCTGGTACTCCTTATGTAGTTGAAATAGATCCAACACCTGTTGGTGCTCAAGATATTACTTTTGTTTTAACAGCTGTTGACACTAGTAATGGTAATACTGTAAGTTCAACTGGTATTATCAGGGCTGGAGTTTTACCGCCTCTTTCTGCATCTATAACAGCCAATGTAAGTAATAATGTTAATGTTGTTGATACTTTGGCAATAAATGGAACTCAAGATCCAGGTGGTAATGTTATTAACGTTCTTGTTTTAGGTAATCTTGATTTAGATGTTCAACCGACTGGAGGCTTAGCACCTTTTGGTTGTTCAGTGTCTTTTAATCACGGCTCAACTCCATCGCCTGTTCAATATATTGATTACAATTCATCAACACCAAACACAAACCCAAGTGGGCCTTCATACACAAATTTAGTATTGATTGATTACCCACAGTCTTTACCAGGACTATCTGTTCCTTGCCCTGGAGTAACTAGTATTTCTAATACTGTAGTTCTTGACAACGCGTTTAGCTACACGTCTCCAAACCCACAAGTAGATACAATAGACATTGAATGTGGAATAACGGACTTTAACTTAGATTCTATAACTATAAGTACTCAAGCAGATATTGCAGGTACTAACCCATCCACTTGGAATGGATTATTTCCTTATCAATAAAATATGAAATTAATAAATTCTTTTAATATAGAAACATCGGCAATGCCAAGCAGTGCTGTCACAAGATCTTACCAGATAAACGGTGATCCAGGGGCACTGTTTACTTTAATTGTACAAAACGATGATAGTGATTTTTATAATTTCCCAGAAAACACTATTGTAAGTGTAGAAGAAGGAATTTCTAGACCTGACGCCTCTTTTTCATCAACACCAACCCAATTGCTTCAAAAAGAAATAGGTGAAAATGGAGAGTATAGTGGATTCATTACTTTTCCAGTTATATCAAGTGACGATTACTATATAATAACTTTAATAGCAGGTGATAACACTGAAATTAACAGCGAATTGTCAAGTACAAAAAAAATATATATTAGTGATAAGATATATAAGTATAAAGACACTACAGTTACTTTTTCTCTTTTACATAGTAGTAGTGCTGTTGTAGAACCTAGTAATTACACTAAATCAGGTCTTAGCAGTACTATTGAAAGAAAATCTTTTACTAGTCCATTAACTATTGATTGGAGTTTTACTTTAAGTTCTGACAATTGCGTTATAGCAAGACAACCTGTAATTTCTGATTTTGAGTTTACAACAACTAAAACAACTACAACCGCTGGATCTTCTGCAACTGAATTAGAACTTAATAGTATAGAAGGTCTTTCTGTTGGTATGGTTGCTGTGGCCACAGGTATACCTTCTAATACAGTAATATCAAAAATAGTTAAAGGATATAAAAACACTGGTAAATCTACAGCTGCAACACCTGTATACGATATTCCTGTAACTACAGATGCTGACGGTGTTTTAATAGAAAGCAAGGCTGGTACAGTAACTTTAGATAAAGCCTCCACGTTTGTAGTTGATAGGGTTGTTACTTTTACAGGTAAAGGATCTAAGCATAGTGAAGCATTTAACAATACAAGATTTAAAATTAAAAACTTTACGTTAACTATTGATCCTGTTGTAACAACAACTGACGCCGCAGCTTCTAGTACCACGACTATACCATTAACAAGTACTAACGGTATAAAAGCAGCAGAAACTGTTATTATGTCCGGAATAGGTGTTTCGGGAACACCACATGTTGATACTGTAAATGATGGTGTTTCTGTGGTAGTTAGTGCCGCACAAACAATAGAAAATGGACAAACATTGACTTTTACGGGTAGTAGTAGAGCTGGTAAAATAACAGCTAATTTAGAGGTTCTTGAATATGGAAACGACGATATAACACTAACACTTAATTTAGATAACATTTTAACTGTAGCATAATATGGAAATAACATTAAAATTTGATAATCCTTTTAACCATTCTTTACAAGTCGGTGATACTATATGGTATACTAACGTTTCAACTTCTGGTGGTTATAATATTGCTGCAAAAGATTCTGTTAACAAATTAGGCACCGTAGAGTTTATTAGCGATCAATATAGAGCTTATGAATTAAAAGTTAGTAGATATGCTCCTCAAGGAACAACAACAATAACGCCGCCTCTTAATTTAGGCGCTTTTATTATGTTTTCTAAAAATAATGTCGTAAACTTGAGCAATGTTAGTGGTTATTTTGCAGAGGTAAAATTAGAAAACAATTCAACAGAAAAAGTAGAGCTTTTTGCAGTAGGCTCTGAAATATCAGAAAGTAGTAAATAATACGTAAAAAGTGTAATTATAATAAAAAAACAATATATGGCAGAAGAATACTCTTTATTAAACCCATTTCAAAGAAGCATAATTGACCCAAGATATAGTGGTTTAAATTTAAAATTTGGTAGCAGTCTATCTAATATTTATGGCGACAACAAAGGCTTAAGCAGTAAATATGGAGGTTGGAATATTGGTGGTAGTACTGGTTATAATTTTAATACGGGTCTAGGTATTAATTTAAATGCAGATCAAGGTATGACTTTTTCAGGAGGAGATACTATGGCTAATGTTACTGATGCGGCTGCAGCTGGAGGAGGTGGTATGTTTGGTGGTTTTAAAAATATGTCCGCCGCACAACAAATGCAAGTTGCCGGAGGTATTGGTGGTATTATACAAGGTTTAGTAGGAAGAAGAAAAAGAAGATCTGAGCAAAGAAGAGCTAAGGCGGAATATCAAAAACAAAGAAAACTGTACCAACAATTAGATACTAGTAATTTAGCGTCTGGATTTCAAAACACATTTGCTAACATGGAAAACACTTTTGAGGATTTAACCGTTAATCAACAGCAAGCACAGTTTATGGCACAACAAAACCAACAAAGCCAAGCAAATATTATGCAGGGATTAAGAGGTGCCGCGGGTGGTAGTGGTATCGCTGGTTTGGCTCAAGCAATAGCAAATCAAAGTCAATTAGCTACTCAAAAAGCTTCTGCAAGTATAGGATTACAAGAAGCACAGAACCAACGTATGGCAGCTCAAGGAGCAGCCGCAAGACAAACAGCTGAAAGACAAGGAGAGCAATTTGCGCAATTACAAAGATTACAAGGTGCTAAAGATGCTAGAGCTTTAGATTGGCAAAAACAAGAAATGGAATTAGGGTTTGCAATGCAAGAAAAAACTGCTGCAGATCAAGCTGTACAAAGCGCTAACGCTGCTCTATATGGTGGTATTGGATCTTTAGCAACAACAGCATTAACTGGTGGTTTTTCATTACCGGCATAAAACAAATAAAATATGGCAAGACAATCAACTAACTTATTAAGTATACACAAAGAAATGTTAAAAGCGGGTGAAGATACTCGCGCGAAGTCTCTTATTAGTGGTGCAATGGGAGCTTTTGCTCTTAATGTGGCTGAACAAGAAAAGAAAGAGGCCATGATGGATAAGACTATGGAAGATCTTGGTGGCATACAAAATATTGTAAAAATACCACAAGAACAAAGAGGAGCGGTTGAAGAGTTTTTAAGAACAAATAGAGATGAATATGCTTCTTTAGCAGAGCAATATATGAAAACAAAAGACCCTGCTATTAAAGACAAAATGAACGCTATTAAGTATAAGTTTGAAAATTTAAATAATCAACTTGATCAATACGCTACAAACAAAGCAGAATACATGAGTGATTATGAAGAAGGAAACTTAATGAAAGGTGGTAGTTTTGCTAAAGATAATAATTTCTTTTTAGGTATGTATGGAGATCCAAATAATCAATTTGCTATTGATGACAATGGTGAAATATCTTTTACTGTAGACGGAGAAACAAAATCACTCAAAGACGCTGGTACTCACACTTTAAGAAATTTTGAAGGCGAAAAATATGCAGACGATTTATTCTTAAATGCAGCTGATTTAAAATGGAAAGGTGGTTATTTTGATAAAGGTGCTTATTCTAGAAATTTTGTTAACCAACATAAATCAATTTCTAAAAATGATTTGTCTGCTTTATTACAAAGTGATTTAAGTGGTGATGGTGACAAACCCTCTTTTATGGATCAATGGTCGAATGGAGAATTAGCTGACGAGTTTTATCAAGGTGTAGATAAAGAAAATATAACTGAAGAAGATGTAAATAATTTATTAAAAGATAAACAAAGAGGTTTAGATTTAATGGGTAAATACGTTGGTAATATTTCACAAGATATATATGACGAAGGAAAATTAAGCCCTGAAGTTAGTTTAGATAGAAAAGCAAAACAAGCACAAATAGATTCGATGAATAAAAAATCTAAAGGTGACGATGAAGATATTGATTTAGGAAGAAAAGATATTAAAGGTAATTGGCGTAAAGACAAAGTTGTAAGAGAACAAATAGAAAGAATAAATAATCCTAAAAAAGGTGATATTCTTCCTTATGGCGATGATGTTTATGAGTGGAACGATGAAAAGAAAGGTTGGGACGATGGTTCTGGAAAAATATTAAAACCAAAACAGCTTTATGATATAATGGATTTACCTCCAAACATGTATAACCTTAGTGACACTGGTATGACAGAAGAAGAAATAAATCAGCAGGGTATGCTAGGCGTTGAAGATTTTATGCAAAACGAAACTAATTTTACTAATTTTATACAAACAAAATACGATTTAGATAACTATATTATAAAAGACACAAGAGATGATCTTGGTGGACTTTTTGAAAAAATGGAAAATCATATTACAATATTTGATAAAAACACTGGAGAAGAGGTGTTTAGAACTAGAACAAATTATACTAATCCAGAAAATGCTGTAGGACCAGCTGGTGATTTTAACGCTTGGTTAGAAAATAATAATATTCAGACAAGAGCAAAAAACAGACCTCAAAAATAATAATTAATGGCAGAATACAAAGACAGCGAAGGTCGAGTTTATAACGAAAGAGATCTTAAAGTTTATGCTAGAGAAGAAGGCTTAAGCTTTGATGATTATCTAAAAGAATATAATCTTGAGTTCGATAAAACAGACTATGATGATGCTGATTTTGGAGACAAAATGGTGTCTCTTGGTGCATCTACTGCTTTAGGATTTGTAAGTTTTGCCGAAGGTTTAAGCGATATAAAAGATGGTTTGATTTACACCATGAGCACTGCTGGTGAAGATTTAAACGCTAAGCAAAAAGAAATGGCTATGAAAGCTATTAAAACTCAATATGGTGGCGATCCTTTTGAAAAATACATGGAGAAGCTTGAGCGATCAAAACTTGAGTTTGATGAAGCTAGTATAACAGAAACTTTTAAAGAAGGAGATTATTATGAAGGTGGGTTTAGAGCTTTTGAAGCTGGTTTACAAAGTATGCCTTCTATATTAGCGGCTGGACTTGGTGTGCCAGGTTTAATAGGTTTGGCAGCTTCAACCGCTGGTAGTAAGTTTGAAGAGGAGTTTGAAGAAGATCCATCACAAAAAGCTACTACGCTTTTGTTTAATGCGGCTGGTTCCGGTGTAATTGAAGCAGGTTTTGAGCTTGCAACAAGGGGTCTTTTAAAACGCGCTGGATTAGTTAAAGGTTTAGGTGGTGATGCTAACATGAAATTAGCAGAAGAAATTGTTAGAGGTGGAGCTGCTAGTATTGTTAAAAACGTGGGTAGTGGTATGGCATCAGAAGCGGCCTCAGAAGCAGCTACTGAATTAACATCTACCATGTGGGATCAAGTTACTCTTGGTAAAAAAATAGATTGGGAAAGAAAAATATACGAAATAGCTGATGCTGGTATTGTTGGTGGTTTAGTTGGTGGGGTAATGGCAGGCGCTGGTGAAGTAAAGAAAAAATCTAGAGCTTCACAAGAAATGGCTTACGGTATATTACAAGACAATATAACTGGTAAAGAACTAGCTGAAAAACAAGAACAGTTAAATGCTTTAATATTAGATCAGCAAGGCGCAAGACCAAAACCTAAATCAGAAGATCCTGATGGTGAATATGAAATAATACAAGATCAAATAAATGAGGTTTTGTATGAAATGGGTAATTTAAAACAAAGATCTATACAGGGATTAAGAAACTTAAATAAAGATGAGTTTGACGTTTATTTTAAAAACGTTAAAAAAGCTAGGCCATTAAATAAAATATTAAACAGTAATAAGTCAGATGTTATAAAAAATAAAGCTCAAAAAGAATACGATGCTTTAATGGAAGAAAACTTAGGTATGTTAAGAGAAGCTAGTGACAGAAAGCTAGAACAAAACCTAAGTGAAGCTGAAAATAGAGCTGCTCAAAGAAACGGTGAGATTAAAGTTTTTGAAACACAAGACGAATATATAGAAGCCGTTAGTGGTGTCTCTAGAAAAAAAGTTTTAAATAAAGAAACTGGTAAAGAAGAATATAGCAAAGAGTTTATAGAAGCTGCTAGAGAACATAGATATAGTGATGGTAAAATTGTAGATGGCGTGTCTTTTATAAACAAACAAACAGCTAAAAATTTAGGATCTGTATCTGTTGGTTCACATGAAGTTCTTCACTCTATTATGGATAAATATATTAGAAATCAGGATGGTACCGTAAAAGATGAAGCTATAGAATTAATAGATGATATGCTAGCTGGCATGTCTAAAAAAGACAGGAAAGTGCTAGAGGACAGGATAGATAGTAATTATAAATTTAACAAAGACGGTACCGAAAAAAGCAAAAGAGATTATTACGACGAGTATTTAAATGTTTTACACGACGCTATTGTTAAAAAACAAATTACTTATAACAAAAACTTTGACGCTATAGGTGGCAGGTTTAACGATATATTTAGAAAAGCTGGTTATGGTGCTATTGATTTGTCTACAGGTAAGGGTTTATATAATCTTATAAGAACGTATACTAAAGCTATTGAAACAGGTGAAAGTACTGCTGATTTAGACGCTATAATAGAAGAGTCAAAAGGTTTTGCTATAAAAGGTAAAGAAGCTGGTAGAAAATCTATTGATTTAGGCACGGAAGATGATGGTATACCATTAAATGAAAAAATAGATCCACTAACTGAAAATGCTAAAACAAAAGAAGAGTTTCAAGCGGGTGGTGTAAGAGGTGCGTTTGCCAAAGTATATCAAGGTATTTTAGATGGTAGTTTTGATAGGCTTTTTGGTAGTGTTAGTGAGCAACAAAAAGAAATACAAAGACAAAACCTTGCTGATAGACTTATAAATTATGATCCTAAAAAATCACCTAGTCTTTTTGCTTGGATGCAAGGTAATAGAAGTAAACAGGGTAATGTTGAGTTTGCAGCAAAAGATGCTAAAAAAGAATTAGCAAAAAAGAAAGAAAGAAAAACTGTAAGTCTTGATGCTAAAAAGAAAGCTAAAGAAGGTGACGTAAAGCAAGAAGTAAAAGATACGTCTGCAGATCCTGAGCAACAACTAATAGCTAAAGAGAAAAGAGAGCAACAAGAAAAACTACTTAAAGCTAAACAAAAAAAGTTTGAAGCATCTTTAGGTATAAGTACTGATTTACAGAATAAAATTAAAACTGTAGTTACAAAAGTATTTGGCGGTAAACTTCCACCTGTTACAAGTCCTAAGTAT